GAGTTGTCTTGTTGCTTTGAAGATTTGCTGATTGCGTCCATACGGACTTTTGCGCTTCCCTATGACTGTGATCAGCCCAGCGTCTTTCAGCCATTTAAAGTGGTTGGTGATTGAGCCATACGGCATGTGCTTGAGTGCCAGCTGTACTTGTGCACTGATGCAACCTTTGTCGCCAGCTGCTTGAATGACATCAAAAACCATTCGTGTATTCTTTGTTAAATCTGTGTTTGCATACGCCTCGCGAGACGTGCTTGATAAACCACGCATACGTGTTCCTTTGCTTTACTAATGTTTTTGTTTGGGGGAGTTTTTAGAAACCGAAGTTACTGTCAGTGGCAGTAAGTCTGCCAGTGTCGCGGTTGTACTGAAGTTCATCCGCTTGGCCTACGAAACCCGTATGCCTATTCTTGAGTACGACAAGTTCTCGCTTGCCTGATGTTGGGTCTTCGCTGTCCACATTCATAGCAATACAAGCAGTCGCCAGCTGTGCTAAACTGTGGCTTCCTCGTAGCTGTGACAGCTGTGCTCTATCGCCACCTTCATGACCTCTTTCGGAGTTTGGCCTCTTTAAGTGTGACACAAGGATCAACGCTAAGTCCAACTCAGTACATAGGACTGTAAGAGTGTGCATGATGTGATCTATAAGCACCCTCTCGTTGTCACTTGCACCAGCATATGAGCTAACAAGAATACTAATGTGATCTAAGAAGACGACATCACAACCAAGGCCATGTTTCATGTACCTGATACGATTACAAATGGTGTCTATGTCGAATGACCCAAAGTGATCAAAGAGGTAAATTTGACCATGGGAAAGCAAGTCATCAAAGCCTGTCTTTATCTCCTCTGGTGTAGCCGCATCCTCGTCAATTACAATGTTTCTATTGATGTGGAGACCTACGAGACCTTGGGCTGTACGCTTGGTGCTTTCTTCTAGCATCAACATGCCAACCCGTGTTCCTGTCATGTGTAAGTTGTAAGCAATCTCACGGATTAATGTAGACTTACCTGTGCCACTTCCAGCCACTATAGTCACAATGCCCTGTCGTATTCCCTTGAGCATGTTGTTCACTCTTGGGTATGGGTACTTCATTGGGCTTTCAGCATCTGGAGTTGCCACAGTCTCTCTCATGTCTGACATCTGAACTATTCCATCAGGTCTGTAATCAGCGGCCTGATGTATAGCATTAATGATTGCTCCAGCCTCACCTTTCACAAGACACTCATTAGCATCCTTGTGTGGTAAGACAGCTATCTTAACTTTGCCTATGGGCAGAACTTCAGCACACTCAATGGCGGCCTTACGTCCAGCTTCATCCTGATCAAACATTAAGATTATCTCTTTAAAGTTGTTGAGGTAATCTATGTTTTCCAACAAGTTCTTTTTAGCCCCAGCACTGCCATTTCTCACTGAAATTGTCCCAAATTTATGCTGTTGGACTTGTGACACACTCATGCAATCTAATTCGCCTTCTGTAATCACCAGCTTCTTACCAGCCGACCACAGGTGCATACCAAAGAGACCAGTGATCTTACCAAGTGTAGGAAATTGCTTGTCTTTGGTTCTTATCTTCTGACCTGTAGTCTTACCTTTAGCATCTTTATATGTTGCTACCTGTATTGGATTACCTTTGCTGTCCTTAGTAACAAAGTAACCAAACTTACGACACGTCTGCTCAGTCAACTTACGTGACCTGAGTTCCATGTAGTCGCCAGACAGTAGACTACTATCTGTCTTGGTTGGCGTTGCGCTGGGCGTGTACTCTCCGTCAGCTGGAGTGTGCTTGAGACAGCTGAAGCAAAACATATGTCCATCGCTGTATAGGCTGTTTGCATCCGATGACCCACAGGCATCGCATTGTTCGTGAGACACAAAAGTGCTCTCTTCTTGTTCATTCATTTGTTACTTCCCTATAATAAAAAAGGGCGATCCGAAGACCGCCCCCTTGCTCTCTTTATTTGGCTTGCTTCATGCCTAAATGGCATTCCTCAATCCACTCATCTGGTATTCGCTTGTGTGCCCATGCGAAACCATTCTTGATGCAAAAGTCTGCATAAGAAGTCTTAGACCCCTTATACAATTTCGCATTTGCATTCTGAAAAAGAAAACGTAGGTCTATGTGTGGTAGTTGCTTCTTAATCAAAACGTGACGCTGGCGGTCAGATGTAACCCACCTTCCTTTGGTCTCCAAATACCAGACACCACCGACTTTTGGCAGTATGAAATCTGGTGTGTACTTGGCTGGCCTTTGTGGAATTAGGAACGACAGGCGTTCTGTCTCGTAACTAAACGGAATATTCAGCCGCCTTAGTTCTTCAGCAATTGTCACCTCAAGACCTGACCTATAGCCTTCTTTGATACCTCGGTATCTATGGTTAGAAGTCAAAGTTGTCTTCATTTCCAGTAGGTGCAAAAGGTGCATCGATTGCTGATGTATCTATAGTGAACCCACCTTCCTCGATTGCTCCAAAGCCTGTTCCGTTCATACCTTGGATGGCTTCGACAATTTGGACAGCCTGTAGTGTAATAGACACCCCAGCCTGACCGCTGACCTTATAGACATTTAGGAAGCCTTTCAGTCTTAGACGACTGCCACCACCGATCTGTGGTAAGGCATTGGTTGGCACTTTTTGACCAGCTGTGTCATAGAACTCAGGCATATACTTAGACTGTAGCTTAAAAGCCACTTCCCCAGTTTCTTCATCTGTCATATAGGGTACTCTGTAATGAGCCTTCCCATGTTCTTCTTTAGCCGCATCCTCAATGATCTTTATTAAGGGCTTGGCATCTTCTGGAGACAACAATAGTTCTGACTTATATTTACCTTCAGCATCGAAGGCTGTGTCAGGTTTCAGTAGGTGGGGGTACTTAGCCACCCCTGTAGGTGTCTGGAAGTTTATCTTTTGTTTCTTAGCCATTCTTTTGTCTTTCTAATGTAAAAAGGCCACCCCTAGATGACTAGAGATGGCCTTTTATGTTTGGGAGAAGAAGTCCCTAGTGTCTTAGGAGGAGGGAGTAGACCTAGGGGCTTCTGAAGGGTGACATAAGTATTAACTGAAGCAGAATTGGCTCTCCCTGATCAGCTGTAAGTTAAGGTTGCCCATTTGTGGTATTGGTGCAACACCAGCCTTCTCAAAATCGAAAGGATGCTCCAGCTGTTGCCTCAGTTCCTCTTGCCACTTTAGCAACAGGTTCTCGACTTCATACATCTCAATATGGGCATCCCGAACTGCAAAGTATAAGTCGTCTACATCTCCTGAGATTGCAAAGCTGTCGTGGATCATAAAGAAGTCTTCAGTCACCCCAGCGTCAAACAGTTTCACAATTGTCTTAGCCATACCAGAGGCGTCTAATGAGTGTATCAGGTTTGCCGCTACGCTGGCTGTATTCTTTCTGACATCCACCTTACCCGTATCTAGCGATAAGGAGACCTTAGACCTTGTTCTTTCGCCCACCGCTGTATCAAATAGAAAGATTTTAGTCTCTAATCGATCTCGCTTTAGATAATTATGGTAAATCCTAAAGCCGCTAGGCGAAGTCCAATTGACCAGCTTGTTTTGCTTGCTGAGAACATTGGTGCACGACTGTATCCACTTCATTGCTTCAGCTGCTTTTGGCAAGGTCTCTACAATGCTGTCGTAGCTGTGACCAGCAAGGTATCTAGCCGCAACTTTTCGCTCTTTGTTCGTCCTAGCAATCGGATGCACCTTTAGCTCACCATAGGACACAGATCGTTGCAGTGGCTTCATTACGTCTTCCATGTATTGCCCTGTCATTCCAGCGACAACCGATGAATACGGATAGGTCATGCAAGCCCTCTTTTGATTGGATCGAGTAATACCAAAGTCCAGCCATATACGCGCCAGTTCTGCCTTGGTAATCTCATTTTTACCAAAGACACTAGGGTCATGTAAATCAGCTGTTAGTCTTTGCGTAACCTTGTCGGCTACTGTCTGGTATAGATCAGCCATATGATCCTGTGGTACGAGGTTCACTAAAGCACCTTCCTCACTACGTGTAAGTAGGCTGTAGTGCTGAACGCCACTATTAGTTCCATCAAGTGATATTGGAATGAAGCCAACAAAGTCATCACCTTCCACAAGATAACGTGCATATTCCAAAATAGCCGCCAGCATCTGAAAGGGCTTGTCTGCGTTTCTCCACTGGCCTGTAGTAGACTTATAGTCTTTTGCCATGTCCAACAGCACACTCTCATTCTTGTCAAACCAAGCCACACGTTCATCAAGAGGTGCTTTGTCGATCTTCTCAAAGCCACTACAGTTGGCAATATGTATCTTCAGCCACCTGATGTTCTGACCATCGACTACACGTCCTCGTTGAAACTGGAAGAGTGACTTGATGTGATCATCACGATGGTAGTTGAAAGACGGAACCATGTTGAAGCGGCCTCGAAAGTCACATGCCCAAGGGATCGTAAAGTAATTATGTACTGCTAGTTCATTAGCAATCTGCAAGTCTTGCTTCATGACTGCTTCAGCACCCTTCACACGCCTCTCAGTATTTCTCCATTCACGTTGGTCTTCTTTGATGGCTTTCTTTAGCTCTATATCCATTGTCATGTGGTCTTCGGGAAGCCTAGGAAACTCTGGTAAATCCCGTTTCGGAAACTTACCAAATGACTGCCGTGTATCCCAGCACCATTCGACAATCTCAAGCATTTCTTCATTGATACAAAGCCTCGTTTCTTGTAGTGCATTGAGTGCTCTAAAGTGCTCTGGAGTTTCACCTTTGAAACTGTGCTCTATGGCCTCAATCTGCTTGCTAGAAGCCCCTCTGACTAACTTCACCAACTCTGCTAGTCTCCAGTCCTTATAGGCTCCTGTGTGGTATCCTGTCCACGGATTTGGAGTGTCCATAGGAATGGGTTTTAGGAGTGGCTGTGACCACTGCAAATACTCTTTGCTGTTCTCAAGTTCGCGCTGGGCTTCATCAGTGAACGCAAGGCGCGTTATGCTGTTCTTGGGGGTCGTGTACTGGGTATCCTTCTGAAAGACATTACAATACTGAAAGATGGCAGAAATGATTGGTGCAGAGTTTGCTGTACGTCTTTTCTTGTGCATCTTTTTGTCTGCCTTAGTTTCGGCAATACCGAAGTAAACAGATTTGGTGCCATTCTTGGTCGCTATGTTCCTGAGTGCCTTCAATCTAACGTGTGCAGATGTATGGGTTTCAGAGACCATCTTAATAATTCTAGCGTTGTTCTTGTTAGCTGCATCATCCTCGCTATGTAACAACTCAAGGGCTAGGCATTCCCTGTCGATTAAACCGCCTATTTCCTGAGTTACTGAGTTCATAGTGCTGTCTTTAAGGACTGCATTGTAACAGCTTTGAAGGCCAATGAGTGCCAGCTGTCGTGGGTCTAAGTGCATAAGGTCATTGAGCCACGTTGGGCGGCGTCCTTTGCCTCTTCTAGCTTCCTCTATGTCTTTTGATAATCCTTCTGCAACCTTGTCTAAGACTTGCTTTAACTGGTTGTATTCTGGTGCTTGCTCAGTGACGTTGTCTGCCTGTTCGTATTTCTCTTGCCACTTTGTTCTGCCATCTTCCTTCATGGTCTCGTTGTAGGCTTTAGAGATAGGGTTTGGCTGTATGGTGCTGTTGTTGCTCATGTCACGGCCTCCCCTGCTTTGTTGGTTACAACAGGTGGGGCTGTGTATGGGTTGCACCAGTTTGTCACTGGTCGCCCATGTCCGCCATTAGTTAGGCTTGCTTTTTTAACTGTATTTCTCATCTTACTTTACTTCCCTTTTTATATTTCCATTCCAAACAGGTCAGTCTGCTTAGCTTGTGGTGTTGTAATAGTTTTGCTTTTCTCTCCTCTCATTAGTTCTGCCATAGACCTCAAGGTCTCTGGTGCTGTCTTGATGTATTTACGGGTTGTGTTTAGGTCTCGGTGTCCCAAGAAACGACCAATTAAGTCTGTGTTATAAGCCCCACTGTTTGCCAGTGTTGTTGCACAGGTATGTCTGGTCGTATGGAAGGTGTAACGAACGTCCCCACTTAAACAGGCTCTTCTCATGTGCTTCCACCCTCGATAAAACAGCTTGCTGTTCCAGTTCTTAGACACATCAGTTCCTAGAGCACGAATGGCTCTCAGGGCTGTCTGATTAATTGGCACTGTCCGACTGTCGCCGTTCTTAGTATGCTCCAAGTAAACCGAGTAGTTCCCTGCCTCATCATGTATCAAAGTTTGCTCGTTGATACTTCTTATCTCCCCTATTCTCATGCCCGTTTGAATGCCTATGATCAGGTAGAACTCTAGGTCTTTAAAGTCATAGCTATTCCGAAAGTAGGCAGACATTAAGTCTATTTGAGACTTTGTAAAGTACAAAGGTCTTTGGTTGCCTTTGACCTTTCGGTACTTGAATTTGGGTACATGACTAATGTGCTCTTCAGATACTGCATGGGAGAAAACCTTAACTATCATTGCCCCATAGTGATTAATGGTATTATTCGACAGCCCTTGCTCCTGTAGGCTGTCAAAAAAGCGGTGGATGTGGCTCGGCTTAAAATCGCTGATGCCCCTTGTCTCATAATCAGAGAAAGAGGCAAATCGCTCGGCTTTAGTGATGCTTCGGGATCGGTGTGCTTCCCCGTCCCAGATTAGCTTTGCGTCCATGTGGACTAACTCAAGAAATGTCATTGGACTGCCTCCCTTGTTGCTGATGTAAATTAATAAGTGCCCTGTGGTGTCCCCTTTGAAACTCGCTGTCAGCTGGGTCTTGCTCGTAAAGCATTAGCGCACTTTCGATACAGTAGATGTCGCCTGATGCTACTGCTTCCCTTGCTGACTGCATTCCTAGCGCATAATCAGCATTCATTTGGATTACTTCACCCATTTGCTTTTCTCCCTTGTTGCTCACGTACTGCCATTTCTATTGCTCCAGCTTTGGCTTGCTCTAGTTCCTGAGTTGTTAAATTGTCAGCCATTGACTGCGCTAGTCTAGCGGCGGCTTGTGATCTGTCAATTGATCTGGCGGTTAGGCTGCGGAACAAGGCGACTTGCATTGCTTCAATTGTTGTCTCTGGTGTGTAGTTGGTGATCATGATGTCACCTCTTCCAATAAAACAGTGTGCTCAATAGCTTCAAACCAAGCCACTGTAATTTGCTGGCCATCAAATCTATACCTACGCAATCTTTCTGCAAATGCGTCCGCAGAAGTAATATCGTCAAACAATTTTGGCTCATTACCATAAAGCGGAATTAAAGGTTTATTTGGGTTATCTTTTGTCGATGGGTTCCAATAATTAGACACAATTCTGGACTTGGTTTCAAAGCCCAATTTTGTTTGATCAGCAATGGTTAAATTTGCTATTACTACATATGTTTTCATTCTTTTGTTCCTTCAGTTGTTGTAGTGGCTAAGTCCACTGGATGACCCACGCCGAAGCATGGGTGCACCAGTAGGCTCAGTAACTAGCCCACCCAAATACAACGAGGTGAGACACTGCAAAGATGCCAACGATAAGGAAGACAGAAGCCAAGGCGTCTGGCGTTAGGATGCGATTGATTAGGTTTCTCATGACTGCACCCCACCAAACAGAAAGTTTTCAACTTGATCAGCTGGTGGAGTGTAGACGCCTTTCCTGTTGATAATGTTAAGAATAGCCACTGGGCTAATTTCGCGCCCAATGTCCTTACCACCTAAATACTTGTTGATATGCTTGGTGGTTGTAGCTGAGTAATGCTTTAAGGTTCTGAACGCGCCCTTGTCGTCCCAACCAGCAACTGGTGTATCATATGAAAACAATATAGATGTACTGCCAATACATAATTCAGTCATATTGCTTGCGATTGATTTTAGCTTTAGTTCATTTGTCATTCTTTAGTTCCTTCTTTGGTTAAGAAGGTACTTGCTGTCTGACTAATCCTTGACCCTTGTGGGGCGAGGGAAGCGACTGTTTCCGCCTTGTGTGCTTAGGGAGTTACAGTCCCCTGCCACACCTTGCGGCCTGTCGCCCACTATAGTCTTCGGGCAAATGCCTTCGGTATGCCCAAGGAATATCAAAAGATGCATCCCCCGTCAACTACATATGGCAATTAATTACCCATTGAATACTTGTGTCACCCTTTAGAACAAAAGAACCACCAATATACGACGACAGAGACCACAGGCCAGACTATTAGGCCAGTGAAGGCCTTGGTAGAACTACAGCTCCCTCAGACTTCCCTTGAGGTGCTGATGATCCCAAGGCCAAGAGACTATAGACTACTAAAGACTACTAAGAACATCCTCTACCTGACAAACAATAAAGAACTATAGACTAGGACTAGGACGACTATAGACAACTAAAGACAACTAAAGAGAACAAATGTTCACCTTAGATTGATTGTCTCTCTATTGATGGTGTGGTTGATGTCTGTAGTGTCTGGGGTCTACTGGAACGCGTAAGAACTTGAGTTGTCCT